CCTTTCTCTTTGATATCATTGAGATATATCATCCAAACAATTTGACGATATGAATTATGGTCTGCTCCAGTTTCACAATGCCATGTAAAAAATCCTTTGCCAGGATCAAACCTTTGTATATTAAATCCAGATTCTAATTGAAGATCAGATATACCATAAAGACCGCAAGGTAATTGAGAAGCATCATCTGTAAAACTATAAAGTTCTACATATTTTTTCATATGAACAGCAACTTGTTTGGTGATGATATTAAGATCATCTTTCCAATCAGTCATTAAAAATGATGGATCAAATTGTATTTCTGTATCGTCTTTTACTTTGGGTGCGATAGTTTTCTGACCTTTATCATTCGCGTCACCTATCACACCTTTACTGTGCTGTGCAGGATTATCTTCAAATTTTTTTATAAGTTTTTTACAAAAACCTTTCTTAAAGGCTTTTGGAATCTCCATGATAAAATTTTCATTCATTTAGTGAGGAAATAGTTTCTACTATTATACCTGTTATTGAATCCCCCGTCAACATGGTACGCTGTTCCAAACGCAGATCCACCACCAGTCGTTCCACTAAACTTAATATCTTTTGGAAATATAAATGACGTATCCAAACCATTATTGATGTTTGGACTGCTAGAACCACTTGGCGTGTATGCAAACGATCCTCCTCCAAACAACGATGCTTGATAGAAACCAGGTCTCCAGAACCAACATGCACCAACTTCATCTGATGCGTTTTCGGATGGTGTCGATCTAATTACATTGTTATTAAAATCTCTTATCCAGTTAGCATGACCACCAATATTACCAGTGTAATCTGATCTCCAGTTAGTGTTACCACCAAGGTTTTGTGAGTCAACCTCCATAGCAGTATGTGGAGTCTGTGGTGCCATCTGTGTGCATATATTTCTTAAAGCAGTCAATTGTGCTTGAGTGTATGCTTGTTCTTCACCATGATTATAATATGAAATGTTGTTCCAACCAGTATTATATCCTGCACCACCAGTATACCAACCTCTATTGTTAGCATTACTTACGTTATTAATATAGTTCGGAGTATATACTTCACCAAGTCTCGTAGAAGAACCCCTATAAGGCATGTTACCAGTTCTACTTGGTCTTCCAGTAGAACTTATAGTATTGTTATTATTGTTATAAACACCTTTTGCAACTGTAGCATTTACATCATCCGTAATCCAAGCAGAGTTATCTGGCATGATAAAACTTGTCATGTACCAAGGACCACCAGATACATCAAAATTAACTGCTATTCTAAATGCACCTACAGTACCATTAAGTGTTGTATATAATTTTTTAATACCACTTTGACCGCCAGGTAGATCACTAAGATTAGCAAACGCTGTTTCTGCAGTGTTACCATCTGCCAAACCACCGCCAACAGTTACCCAACTACTCCCATTCCAAACTTGAACCTTTCCATTGTCAGAGTTCAATATTAAAGTTCCAGTCTCTACGCCACTAGGTCTCGATGCTTCTGAGAAAGAAGGAAGTTTCATTCCAGATGAGGTTAATTTCGCATTACCCGCTGCAAATGTAGATGCATTTATTGTTGACATGCCTAATTCTTACTATCCACATTCTTATTTAGACGAAAAACCTTATAGGAAAAAATTACCCAAAAAATTTTTTCTGTATATTTGTAATTATAACTTGGATTTTGAAAGCACCACTACATATAATCCGTTCCACCACATCTCCGAATCCTCCTGATCATTTAATAGTTCTCTTTCATATAATATTTTTAATCCCATAGCATCTATAAACCTTTTAGTGATAGCAACGTTCTCTTCTATATTTGCATCATCAACTACGAGAGTAAATACATCCTCTGTAAAATCTAACATGTTAAGGAAAAACTCTCTCATTTTATGTTCTGAGTTATCACCATCATAAAATATGATGTTGACATCATGTTTAAAATCTTTTTTACTAAGACCAGAACTATCACCTTTTAAAACTTGTATGTCAAAATCTAATGAGTCAGTGGTTATGTTCTCTTGTAAGTTTTGAACAAAGGTATCCACAGTTACATCTTCTAATGCTAAGTTTATATCTTCTCTAGCTGGTTGTAGATTAGGTTGTGACCAGTTATCATTTGCATATGCAGCAACCATGTCATTATTTTGCACTGCAGCACAGAATGTAGATCCTGCATAGACACCTATCTCAAGGTACACTGCACCTTCTTGAGAACATAGGTTGTTTAGAAAATGCCTGACTCTAGGCGATGTCAATCCTTCTACATTATAATATGCACTAGGATCATTAGGATCATATGTCCTGTGGTTAGAGAGATACTTACCAGAGTTTGTAAATGCTTCTATACATGTTTCTACCTGTGGATGCACAATCAAATCTTGTTTTTTCATATGTGATTGCACGACTGCCTCACAATAGTTACAATCCCAACAGTCAAACTTACATGTCTTTATTTTTGCTCTCCATTTATTAATAGGAGAATCTTTTATTTTTAATGCTTGAGTATATTTTTTATACTCAGGAAACATATACTCTTCCTTATCTGCCCATCTACGTATGAGATCCATGCTTTCCTGCAATCTCATCATGCTTTCTCTACCATGCAGTTTAAAGGTATCAATACCAAGTTCTTGCATCTCTACCCAATCATCCCTCCATGGAGGTAAGTTTGCTTGCTTAAGATCAAACTCAGGATGCTGTACATCCCATGTAGAACAAGACACTCTACTAATAGGACTAGCAAAAAATATAGGATCGTCTTTTGTCCTAGTGCTGTTATATTGATAATGCTCTGGCATGATAGGACAACCACCCCAACACGTTTCATTAACAAGCATTGATATCATTACAGGTTTGCCAAGATATGCACAATAATCTTTTGCTTTTCTAATACGTAATAATTGTTCTTGATCTCTCATGAGATCACGATCTAAGTTAATATAATTAAACCCCGCCTCTGCCAGTGATACTATATCATTTGGTTTTGATACTTCTCTAAGAATAGTATTTTTAATAAACAACTCTGGAAATACTGATCTTATCTGTCCTGTCGACACCCATGAGGTATGTGGTAAAGTTACTACTCTTACTCCTGCATTATAGATAGGAGCAAATTCTTTTATCCACAGATCTAAATTCTTTTGATCTGGTCTAACCCATATATTATTAAACGTTGCTGATAATGGTATATCAGATTGTTGGGAAATATAAATTGCAGATTCTATAAGTGCTTCTGGAGACATAAAAGTATCCCCCATAGCGTCTTGATCAAACGGAGGGATACGACATGTAAAATATAGATCTAGTATATATTCTCGATACTTTTTAAGAAATGGGAGGAATGTAGTAGTTACAAACTCTTCACTCAGTTTCGGATTTATCGGCAGACTGAATACTCTTTTGTTCATTACCAGCTAGTTGATCATATAGTTTGAGGTTGAGACTATCTTCAATCCCTTCCATGGTAGGGACACGAGTAGAAGTGCCATCTATCATTAGTTTATCTAGGTGAGGTTTTAGTTCGTTTTGTATTTTAGCAATACTCACATTCAATAGACCCGCATACTGCATTGTAACATTGAGAGTAGCAAATTGATCGTCCTCTCTCATCATAGCAATAGAATCTAAGTTACCAGTTCCTATCTTACCAGTTGTATAAACATCTATCGCTGCTTGCTTACCCATTCTAGCAATCCAGTATTTTCTTTCATCTTCTTCAGTATATTCTGCTGCCTTTTCAACTTCTTCAATACTTTCCCAGTGTTTATTAATCCAATCCATAAACGCTGCTAACTCATTATCATACTGATGTAAAGTTACATTATACTTATTTCTATCTAATTCAAATTCTTCAATATCCAACTCCATGAGTCTACGCTCATAAGGATCTTCAACTGTCTCTAATCTAGCTTGAAGTCTTTCTATCTCTGTCTCTTTTCTTTTGCGATCCAAGACACATTTTTTCCTATCGTGATTTCTTCTTTCTACTTCTACTAATACTTGACGTAATTTTCTTTTATCAGTTACGTGGGAATTGACAACAAAATTTTTAATTTGTTCATGTGTCATTCCATAATCCATGTTGCTTTCTACGAAAGCTTCAATCGCATCGGATGATATATTGTGCATGATTTAAAATAATTAAAATTGTAATCCAGTTGGTACATAAGGTGTAGATCCGTCTTCACCGACAAGACCCATTTCTTCCATTTGGAAAATTGGCATTGGCACACCCATATACTTTTGCCATAAGACATTTAATTCTTTTATTGTAGCACAACTTTTAAACTCTTGCTTAAGTGCCAACATTGCATCATACAATGCTTTTACTTTATCATTAAAAGTTTTATTTCCTGCTAAAACAGAATTTGCTACTTCAGATACTGTAATGCCTTTGGTGGTAGCAATACTATTTAGTAGGGGTGTTTCACCCTCTAAATTATTAGCTTCGGTTATCTGGGCATCCCAAAGATACT